ATTCTTCCGCAAGTTGTATGATAACTTGTATGAAGCTTTAAAACCACAATCTATACCACAGGCCGTTTTGATTCTCGCTGACTATCAATACAAACAAGCGTTTGTTGCTGACCAAGAAATTAATACGGTTGCTTGTTTAACAGAGTTGATGGTAAATTGTGAATTCAAATGAACGATATCTCACTTAATATATTGAAATGGATACATGATGATTGGAAATCTTACCCTCTACGCTTTACAATTGAACTATTGGCTTGGGCTGTCAGTATCGGATGCTCTCTCACAATGGCTCTCACAGTTCCGAATCCGCCCCTACTTGCCCTTTATCCGGTATGGATTTCTGGTTGTGCTATGTATTGTTGGGCTGCTTACACTCGTAAATCTTTTGGGATGGTTATTAATTACTTGCTACTTACTGCTATTGATACAGTTGGCTTAGTGAGAATGTTATGAGTAATCCATTTGACTATGTAAATGCAATCCTTCAGAACAAAAAACAGATTATAGTTGATGAAATTACAGAGAAAGATTATGTACCATTTATGACTAATCGGTCTCTGTCTTACCATAAAGACTGTATAATCTACGCCAATGAGATGAATCAAAGGCACTTTCTCGACAAGAAGCTTCAAAACGACTTTTTACTAAATACCGTAAGGTCTGCAAAACGACCTTTCGCAAAGTGGGTTAAGTCTGAGAAAAGTGAAGATATAGAATGTGTGAAGATGGTCTATGGACTGTCAGATTCTAAAGCTCGTGAAGCTCTACGCCTACTTAGTGATGAACAAATCCAACAACTAAAAGAAAAAACCGAAACGGGTGGATAAACATCATGGTAGATTTAAGCAAGTTCGTTGAAGTAACTCTCAACGAGCAGGATGATTTTTTGAAGGTTCGTGAAACACTAACACGGATCGGTGTGTCATCACGCAAGGAACGAATTCTATACCAGTCTTGCCATATTTTACATAAGCAAGGCCATTATTATATCGTGCATTTTAAGGAACTGTTTGCTCTTGACGGCAAACCGGCCAATATATCAGAGAATGATATTCAAAGACGAAATGCAATTGCTAAGTTACTGGAAGAATGGGGTTTAATTACAATTATTAATCCACAGATTATGATTGACAATATTGCACCATTACACCAGATTAAAATTATATCATTCAAAGAGAAACATGAATGGGAATTAGTAACCAAATATAATATTGGTAAGAAGCCAGATTCATTGTATTGACTTCACCTTAGGACCGACTTATGGTACGAAGCGTTTTAAAGCGGACTTGACGTTACGAAATCGCTGGATCCCGTAACCAGCAAATCACGGTAACATTGTGGCATGATTGCCACATTTTGCCACTCCCTATGTTATAATGGTTGTATTATGAAAATAGCTGTTTGTTCCGACCTTCACCTTGAATTTAAAACTATTGCCCTCACTAATGATGAAGGTGCGGATGTTCTTATTCTTTCAGGTGACATTTGCGTTGCTAAAGATTTATTAGAAGTGGATAGTCCTGACTTGAAAGATAGTAGAGGTTCGGAAAAGAGCCGCCGTATCCATGATTTCTTTTATAATTGTTGCAACAACTTTCCTCATGTAATTTATATTGCTGGTAACCACGAGCATTATCATTACGATTTTAAATATACAATTTCTCATTTGAAGAAAATGTTAAAGTATTTGCCTAACTTGCAAATCTTGGATAAAGAAGTGTGGACATTACACGATGAAGTTACATTCATTGGTGGTACATTGTGGACTGATATGAATAAGGAAGATCCTTTGACATTGTTCCATGTTCAACAAAGAATGAATGACTTCCGTTGTGTAGATAATTCTAATCGTATGGTATCTCGCAAAGTTCCAATCTACGAAGAAAATCCGTTATACACAGAAGATGGTAAAAACGGACCAAAATACACACAAGATGAAAAAGGTTTTCATAAGCAAATTGGTTTCAAACACAAAGAAAGCCCTTCTCGTTTTTGTCCTGAAGATGCGGTTGTAGACCATCGTAAGATGTTAGATTACATTAAAACTGTAACAGAGGGTCAACATAGCAGGAAGTTTGTTGTGGTTGGCCATCATACACCAAGTCCTTTTAGTGTGCATCCAAAATATGCACATGATACTTTGATGAATGGTGCATATCATTCAGATTTGATGGACTTTATTTTAGATAGGCCACAGATTAAACTCTGGACTCATGGACATACACATGAAGAATTTGATTACATGGTTGGCAGTACCAGAGTAGTTTGCAACCCTCGTGGTTATGCTGACTACGAAACGATTGCTGATAATTTTAAACTGAAGTATTGGGAGATATAATGGTAAAAACAAACGGAACTTTTAAGTTGAGCAAAACAACTAAACGCAGAATGGCAACTATGGTCAATGCTGACGATAGAAACCAATACAGGCGTATGATGATTGATGCTGAAGTAGCCGAAATCAAAGCTAAGTTAGCAAAGATTAAAACCAATAAGAATGAAGCCAAAGTTTCTTAATGCTCATATGAAGGCGGCTGAGGTTTACTCTCAGCTGTCCTCTGCAAAAAGATTACAAGTTGGTTGTGTTGTTGTAAAAGATAATACAATCATTGGTATTGGTTACAATGGTATGCCAAGTGGTTGGGATAATGATTGTGAGAAAAGGTCTTACATCAATATTGATCCTAAATGGCAATACTTAGATGAAGATGGCTCTACCTATTCATTAGTAACAAGGCCAGAAGTGCTTCATGCTGAAAGTAACTCTTTAGCAAAGATTGCTCGTAGTACCAATTCTAGTGAAGGTGCCTCGTTGTTTGTAACTCACGCACCTTGCCTTGATTGTGCTAAGTTGATGTATCAAGCTGGCATCAATAGTGTATATTATCGCAATTCATACCGAGATAATTCTGGTGTGGATTTTTTAAAAGAATGTAACATTGAAGTAGAACAGATATGAAAACCCATACAAGCAAAGTTTTGGAGATTTGTGAGAATGGTGATGCTATCATCGAATTGCCTGATGACCTTATGGAAGAAATGGGTTGGAAAGTAGGCGATGTTTTAAGATATGAACTAAAAGATGAAAAAGTCTTTATTAAGAACATAAGTATAAATGATACAGATAAACATGGACAACAAGGAACTGATTCGGTTCCTAAACAGGATTAAGGTTAGATTGCCTTATACAAATACTCAGCTAAGAGCTGAGATTGAAGCATTGATAGAACGATTGAAAATAGGACAGTAATTATGTTAGTATTACCTGATGAAATGGTTGGTCGTCCAATAGGATTTACTTGTTCGACTTTTGACTTGTTACACGCTGGGCATATTCTTATGCTTGCAGAGTGTAAGCAATTAGTGGATTATTTAATTGTTGGTATACAAACAGACCCAACAATTGACCGACCAGAAGTCAAAAACAAACCAGTCCAATCCATTGTTGAACGCTATGTTCAATTAACAGCTGTAAAATTCGTAGATGAAATCATTGTCTATGATACAGAAAAAGACCTAGAAGATTTGCTTATGTTCTTGCCTATTACTATGCGTATATGTGGTGAAGAATATAAAGAAAGGCATTTGACAGGTCGTGATATCTGTGATAGTCGTGGTATTAAAACATACTACAACTCTCGCACTCATCGGTTTAGTTCTTCCGAGTTAAGACAAAGAACTTATCAATCTGAATTAAGTAAGGTAACAAAATGAATATTCGTGAGGTAGCGAAGAAATTGGCAATTGACAACAAATTGCCCCGTGCAGACAAGTATGACTTGTTTCTCCGTGAGTTCGACAATATGGTTGAGCTTGTTGGTTTTATTCAAGACCCAACCGCTGACATGAACGACTATCGTGGTCGTGAGATGTTATTTCCAAAACGCTGGGTAACACTAGCAGTATTTCATCCAAGTGAGAAAGTAAATGTATAGAGTATTTTTTTACCTCAATGGTAGTTCAGCTGTTGCTGCTAGGGAGTTTCCCGAGCTCAAAGAAGCTACTGAATTTGCCAATAACCAACCAATTAATTCAATTTTAGAAATTAAACATTATGCCGATAAAACTAGTGACCTTCAAGACTAACCACACCATTATGGGTGATGTTACAGAATCACCAGTAGATTCTAATATTATGGTAAAACAACCGGTACAAGTTGTATCTGTGCCACCTCGGTCAGCAACGGATCCAGGTAGTGTTGCGTTTTCACCATTCTTAGAATATGCGGACGAATTCAAAACAGGATTCAAAATCCATAGTTCTGACATTTTAATTATTTCAACACCTGTAAGAGAATTAGAGAATCAATACAATCAAATTTTCGGTAGTGGTATTCAAATTGCCTCAGCCATTCCTAAAATCTGATATAATGTATGAATGACTAATTACTACACTAATGTTGCCTCAGTAGGCAACAACATTCTCTATCGTGGTATTAAGAACGGCAGGCGAGTTAAACTGAAAATCGGTTACTCGCCTACTTTGTTTTTGCCTTCAAAGAAACCAACTCAATTCAAATCGCTTGAAGGTGAATATCTTGAACCAATGAAGTTCGAAAACATCCGTGAGGCTCGTGATTTCGTTAAGAGATATGAAGAAGTATCCAATTTCAAAATCTATGGTCAAACTCGTTATGAATATGCCTTCATCGCTGATGAGAACAAAGGCATGGTTGACTGGAACATGGATGATATCTCTGTTGCCATTTGTGATATCGAAGTTGGTTCAGAGAATGGTTTTCCTGACCCATATCAAGCAAACGAACCAATCACCGCAATCTGTGTCACCTTTTTAAAAGGTGCAACAACTGTATTTGGTTGTGGTGACTATGTTGTTCAAGGTGATGAAACATACATCAAGTGTTCTGATGAAACAGAATTGTGTAAAAGATTCTTGGCCTTCTGGCAAGAAAATTATCCTGATGTGTTGTCTGGTTGGAATACAAAGTTCTTTGATATACCATATCTTGTAAATCGTTTTCGTAGAATTCTTGGCGAAGAAGAAACTAAGAAGTTATCTCCATGGAATATGATTGGTGAACGCAAGGCTGTTGTAAACAACCGTGAGTTGATTGCATATGATATGGTCGGTGTATCATCACTAGACTACATCGAACTATACAGATGGTATGCGCCAGGTGGCAAATCACAAGAATCATATAAACTAGATAAC